TAAAAATAGCTACGGGAGCCGCAGCTTCTGAAGTAGACAGGTTTCTTGTATTTCCTGGAGGAAACGGGGACGTCGATATTGCTGTTCCAGCCGGAACCCGTATTTCTATCCGAGCCGTATCCGCCTCAGCTACTGTTGGCGAAATTTCAATTAACTTATTTAAGTAGGTCATAAAATGAGCGCCCCTATAATCTGGTCCGGAAACGACGCAAAATTACTTAAAAGTAACCTAGATTTTGGTGAAGGTAAAATAAATACCGGCACGTTTGCTGCTGCAAATAATCAAACATCTGCCGCTAACGTAACCGGTCTTTCTTTTGCAAATAGTGCATTTCGCGCTGCAGAAATAACTTTAAGTATATTTATTGATGCAACTACAGACCTATTTGCTATATATAAAATCCATGTAATTCAAAAAAGTTCTAGCTGGGAAATATCTTCTGAGTATACAGGAGATGTAACTGGCGTAATTTTTTCTATAACTTCGGCGGGACAAGTACAATACACTAGTACAAACATTTCTGGCTTTAGCTCCTCGACTTTTAAATGGTCTGCTACTGCCACTGACAATTGATGGAGTCATAAATGGCAACTAATTTTCGTAATTTACAGGACGGCGGGTTTCGCTTAGTTCCAAGAAGCACAGACCCCACATCTCCGATTGAAGGAGATATTCAATTTGCTGATGGAACAATTAGAGCAAAAGGTATTTGGGAATATAAAAACGGAGCATGGTCTCAAGTTGCTTCCTCAAGTGCTGGAATAAATTACATTGTTGGTGGTAACGCAGAAAGTGGACTTTCCTCTTTTGTTACATATGCGGATGCTGCTGGCGCCCTACCTGTAGATGGTACTGGTGGATCTCCAAACGTCACATTTGCAGTATCCTCAAGCTCTCCACTTAGAGGACTAAACAGTTTTCTTTTTACTAAAGACGCTGCAAACAGACAAGGGCAGGGAGCTTCATATGCCTTTACTCTTGATAGTGCAGATAAAAACCAAGTATTAAATGTTTCTTTTGACTACGAAATTTCTTCAGGAACTTTTGCATCCGGTGACCTAACAGTATATCTTTACGATGTTACTAATGCGCAAGTTATACAACCTGCCGGCTACACAATACAGTCCCTTTCTTCCGGAATAACAGGGCGACATTTAGCTCAATTTCAAACAACTACTTCTACCTCATACAGATTAATTTTTCACGTAGCAAGTACAAGTGCGTCCGCCTACACCGTAAAAATGGAAAATATTGTTCTTGGACCACAGACAATTCAATACGGAGCCCCAATTACAGATTGGCAAAACCAAGGAGTTATATCATTAACTTCTTCAGGTACAACTCCAACCAAAGGATCGGTTTTAGTTGATAGATATTTTACACGAAGAGTTGGCGGTAATTTAGAAGTTAGAATGGAGTATCAACAATCAGGAACAGGGACTGCCGGTACCGGAGTATATTTATTTGGGCTACCTGGTGGTCTATCTATAGATACAGACCGCATAACAACGTCTACTACACTTTATAGAACAATGGCAGTAGGCGTAGCTTCTTTTGGAAGATCGTCTGGACCATTAACTTATGGAGCGCAAGTAGTTGTTTATAATTCAACAAAAGTAGCTATACGAGTTCCAGACGCGTGAAGTTCTAACAGGTTTGTAGAACAAGGACATTTAGACTTAGCAAACGCAGATACTACCTATAGTCTAGATTTCTCAGTACCCATTCTTGGATGGTCATCTTCGGTCCAAATATCTAATGATACGGATACAAGAGTTGTTGCTGCCACATACACATCATCCTCAACTACTATAAATAACACTACTCCAACAATAATATTTACTTCTAAAAAATTTGATACACACTCATCATATAATACATCTACTGGAGAATACACAATTAGTGTTCCTGGAACGTATAACTTTTCTGGTTATATTGAAACAAACGGTGTTTCCTGGACTGCCGGAGATTCTATACGAGTTGAGTTATATAAAAATGGATCTCAATATAGTAGAATTGGTGGAGTACAACAAGAAGTTACTATTTCAGACGGTTTAAGACTATCTTTTGGGGGTCTAGTTGATGTTATATCCGGAGATATAATTACAATTAGAGTATTCTCTTCTAGATCCGTAAATTTAAGTGGTGCAAACAACTCCTTTAGTGTAAATAGATTATCGGGTCCAAGTGCAATCGCTGCTAGTGAATCGATTGTATGTAGGTATGTTACTGGAGCAGGTCAATCAATACCTAACTCAACAGATATTATTGTAGATTTTGGAACAAAAAGTTTTGATTCTCATAATGCTGTTACTACAGGAGCTTCTTGGAAATTTACTGCGCCAATATCCGGTAAATATTTAGTAGAAAGTATAATTAAATTTACTTCTGGTGGCGGTTGGGTTTCAGGAGAGACGGCACTTATAAAAATTAGAAAAAACGGCTCGTCTCAAAAAGATATAGAAAATACACAACAAACCGCCCATTCTAATAGTGTAGTAGTTATAGCTACAGATACAATTAGTCTTATTGCAGGCGACTATATAGATGTTGTAGTAAGACACAACAGTGGAGCATCTTTAAATCTATCCGCAGATAGTCTTGCAAATACTATATCTATTCATAGAGTAGGAAATTAATATGAAACTTTTTAAAATTAAAAGAATTTCAGATCAAGCTATTTTATTTATTCAACAACACGAATCAATACAAGACGTTCAAATACCGTCTGGTTGGGACTTACATCTAGAACATCAAATACAAAGCACAGATCAACATGGAGTGCCTCTATTTGATGAAAATGAAGATCCTATAATGGAAACAGTAGAAGCTACATGCGAAATTATAGAAGAAGAAATAGTGCCACTATCCTACCAAGAACTACGAAAAATTCAATATCAAAAAAGAGTTGATCCTCTTTTAGCAGAAGCAATTACAGATAAAGAAGCCGGCGATAGTACTAAAATGACAGAACTTTTAGCAATAAAAGCCGCCATTAAATTAGAGATTCCTAGTGTTTAAATGGCAGGACTTTAATCCCCATAACTTTCCAGCAAATGCTGCTCAGATAAGTAATCTGGCGACCCTAGCCCTGTGCATAAATAAGGGTTTAGCCGCATGTCCCCTAAAACTTAAAATTACTAGCGGACTTAGAGATCTAGAAAGACATAAAAGTATATACTTGAAAAAAGGTATACCAGAAGATAAAATACCTATGGGTAGTAAACATCTATCTGGTCAGGCAGTAGATTTTGCGGACGTAGACGGCTCTCTTTGGCTATGGTGTATGAGTAATATTAAAGACTTAGAAAACGCTTCCTTATACTTAGAAGATAAGAGCGCAACGCCTACATGGGTTCATTTCCAATGCGTCCCCCCAAAGTCCGGAAAAAGGATCTTTAAACCATGAAACATTTGGTGCAAAAAATACGAAAAAAAGACAGACCACAAAGTGAAAGTGAGTACGTTCAACGCCTTAAAGAAGAAGATACAGGTCTAGAAGAAGTTCGTATTGCCGGCGTCCCATCGCAAAGTGAAGTACAACAAGATCCAACAATACTGGCTACATTACCCCTAAGCGTAGGTTCAAATCTTATAAATACCGCTAAAGGTCCCGTCCTCATGGCTGTTAAAAAAAAGATAGGGCAAAACATACCAGGTAATGAAATGGGTAATATTGCAAAAGGTATGGAACAAAGTGTTCATGCTCTAGTAAAACGTTTTAAAAAAGAAAAAGAATTTGCTACAGCTCTAGGAGAAGCAAAAAACATGGAAGAAAGAACAAAATTTTCTTCTGGGCTTAGGAAACTATTACTAAAAAAAATTCAAGAACGTCAGAAATAGAGGTTTTAAATGCCCTACATAACTTATACATCCGGTCTTACAATTAAGAGCCCTACTCGTGGTACAAAAAACTATGAAGAAACGTTGCGAACAGATACATGGCAAAAAATTAGTGAGCACGACCATACAGCTGGCGGAAAAGGAAATCAATTAGGAACGGGCGCGCTAGTTGATGATGCCGTAACAGATGCAAAACTAAGATTAAGAAATAACTTCTACCTTCGTGCAAGAAACGCTGCTAGTAACGCCGATGTAGACGTGTTAAAATTAAATGCAAATGATCACCTACAAATAGCTCCACATATTCATAGCGCCCGCACCGTTGCTTTAAGTAATAATATAAGTTCCTTTACAAATACAGGCATTTCTGTAGCTAATAGCTATGCCCGATCTTTTAAAGTAGAATATGCAATTTACAGAGATGCCACTACAGACGTAACTCAAATAGGTGAAATTTATTTAAGATGGGACGGTGCTTCCTGGCACGCATCTCATGAGTTTATTGAGGACGCCGGCATTCTTTTTTCAGTTACTGCTGGAGGAGCCCTGCAATATACAAGCACAAACCTAGCTGGACATACCTCAACTAATATGTATTTCCTTTCTATCTCTATAGGAGTATAAATATGGCAGTAGGATTAAAAGAAGCAACAGACGTAACGGATGTAAAGAAACTAAAAACCGGGCAGTCAGCCTCAACTCCCTCCATAAGTGATAAACTAGGCGCTGCAGCAACTATAGCAAGTAAACTTAGTTCATCTGATTCTTCTGGTTCTTCTAGCTCCCCTTTAAGCGCGGGTCTCTCCGGAGCAGCCACGGGTGCCGCAACAGGTACAGGACCGGTAGGGATTGCAGTAGGCGCTACTTTAGGTGTTGTTGGAGCAATTGCAGAAAATAAAGCTAAAAGAAAAGCAGAAAGTAGAAGAATTGAGGCGGAAAAGTGGAAGGCAATTGGAGAAATTCAACAAAATTCTGGTATTCAACAAGCCAACATTTTACAAAACCTAATAGGAAGCCTCCGCGGATCCTTTATTAAATAGAGGTTACAATGCTACGTCGTGTTGATTTATTAATTAATCAGATCCGTCGCCAAAGTGAAAACCAAGAATTCACGTCTACTTCTGGAATTTCAGACGATGAAATATTAGAATACATTAATAACGGTATTCACAGACTTCAATCAGTCATTCTTTCTCAACACCCAAATGTTTTTATTAAAGAAAAAGTTATACAATGCGTTGCTGGACAAGAAGAATATAGCATTCCAAGTGATTGTTATTTGGGCAATAAAATTACTTTAATAGAATACTCTGAAACCGGTTTAGACCGAGATTATAGACCTCTAGAAAGAGGAACTTTAAGAAACAGAACTTCAGATATAGAAGGTAACCCTTTATTTTACATTAGACGAAGCGAAAAGTTTTTATTAAATCCTATTCCACAGACTAGCGCTTCTAAAGTTAGAGTTTCCTATATTAAAAGAGTAAACGAAGTAGATAAAAGAAGAGGAATTATTGCAACTGCTATAACCAGCGGTTCCTCCATTACTTCTTTAATTATTGATACAGGTGGGAATCCGCCGTTAGACAGTACCTCTCTTTCTGAGCACGAACATCTTTGTGTTGTAGATAAGGAAGGCAATATTACTATGGCAAATATACCATATGACTCTATAGATAGTTCTACAGGCGTCGTAACTATTTCATCTGGCTTTACATTTGAATCTGGCGAAACTATAGTTGCCGGAGACTATATTGTAGGCGGTTTAGACACCTCAAGCCATAGTGAATATCAAAGAAACTGCGAAAGATATATCCTTGCTTACGCAACTTATAAACTCATGGCTCGAGATAGTTCTATAGACCTAGCAGAACAGAATGAAGAATTAAATAATATGGAACGAGAAATTGCCGCTACATATGCAGATATTGAGGACGATATCGTAACCGTACCTATATTACAATCCTGGGATATATAATGGCTGTTCGTAATATCCTTAGCAAAGCATTCGGAAATTTTAAGGGACTAGATCTACGCTCGTCTGAGCTAGTAACAGACCCTTCCTTTGCTACGGAAATTCAAAACGCCTCTTATAATAAAGCTGGCGCCATTATTAAAAGAAATGGACAACAAATTAAAGCACCTTCTAAAGGTGGCTTAGGTCTAGGTATATATAGCAATATTGATACAACAACAGGTGTTAATACACAAGAATTACTAGCAATAGATAATAAATTGCATAAATTAGTGTCATACACCCTAAGTATTACATACAGCGGCTCAGACATTGCCCTTTTTTCAATTACATATAATGTAGACGAAGAAGCCTTTTACGCAACTATAGTAGAAGATCAAGCAACAGTCCTATCCTTCCTCTTAGGAACAGGAAAAGAAGAGGTATCCCCAGTAACAATTGCTAATTTAGTTACAGCAATAAACGCCGTAACCAATTTTACCGCCGTAGCTTCTGGAGCTACAACAACACCGGCTGCATATCTAGATCTAGTACAAGACATACAATTAAGTGCAACAGCAAGCGTAATTGCATACCACAACTGGTCACAAGTCCGATCTCCAATGACCTCTCCTTTTGCTCAAGCCGATGCTAATAAAAATGAAGATCTTTTTACTAATGCATCTATTGTAAACTTACAAAATGTTGTATACATTGGTACAGGTTACGATGAAATGATGAAATATGATGGGCAAAATGTATATAGAGCCGGTATGCCCCAAGGTGTAACAGCAACAACTGCCGTAGCTGGTGCAGGCGTCATTACAAATGCAGATACAAGATATATAGTAGTTCCTACTCAATACGATGCTAAAGGAAACCTTGTTGAAGGTATTGCTTCTGAAGAATCTATAGGTCTAGCATTAACCGCTCAAAACGCATCCGTAACACTAACTAACATCCTCGCTTCCTCTGGGTTTAATACGTCTTGCGCCATAGTTAACGGAGCCCAAGTTTCCGTAACTACTATAAACGTAGATGATGGAGCCGGGGGTGCCCACACGCTTCAAGTTGGTGATACAGCATATTTTTACGACGCTATTTCCGCTTCTTACGTAGAAAGATCTATAACAGCCCGCACGTCCTCCACATTAACTATTGCCGGTGCAGCAGTTACGGTTGCAGATAATGCCGTAATAAGCAATAATTTACGTTTAGGTTTATATAGAAATATTGCTAGTGGAAGCACATTTTATTTTGTTGCAGAACTACCAAACAATAGTTTTACAGCAACTCAAGTATACACAGATTCTACAACCGATGCAAACCTTGATTTTGAATATGTTGTTCCTATTAAAGAACACGGACTGCCTCCTAAAAGCAGATTTTTAACTGTATTTAGAAACCAACTCTTTGCTGCAGATGTATTTAATACTGTTTATTATAGTGACATCGATAGCGCCGAATATTTTCCAGCCGGAGACAATTCCTTTAATGTATATACAAATAGAGGAGATACAATAACAGGCTTAGGATCTCTTCCAAACGCTCTCTTTATCTTTAAAGACAAAAGTTTACATATAGCATCTGGTGATTTTGCAGAAGATGCTTTTCGTCTAGATCAAGTAAACAAAGGCGACATTGGATGTATTGCCCACCATACAATTCAAGAAGTAAATGGTTCTTTATTTTTTCTATCTAAAAAGGGTGTTTTTGCAATAAATGAATCCGCCACCCTGCAAGAAGTTTCTTTATTTATAGAACCAGAATTTACTAGAATAGGTACTACATATAATTTAAGAAAAGCCCTAGCTTTAAACTGGTTAAATGAAGATAAATATATAATATTATTACCTACCGAAACAGAATCTATTGCTGTAAATAACCATTTAGATGAAGATCAAAGTCTAATGTTAGTTTTTGATTATGTTAAAAACGCATGGCTTTCTTGGACAAATATTAATTGTTTAGGGGGCTTATCTTTATATAATAATATCCCATATTTTAGTGAGAGACGTAATAGTGCTACAGCAGGGACTACAGTATATTTACTATCTCGCTTTAATAATTATGGTACCTCTTTTGATTACCTAGACCATGCCTCTGCAATAGAAATGATTTATAAAACTAGTTGGGACTCTTTAGGGGAACCTTCTCGTTTTAAAAAATTTTTAAGAGTTAAGGTCTTTACTCTTCCAAATGATAGTTATGAAATAGAGCCCCCTCTTTTTAATCTAGACGTGGATATAGAACTAAATTTTATACCAAACGTCGTAGCCTCCTTCTCCCTCGATTTTGCTGGGGATGCTCTAGGATGGGGAGATGATTCTTGGGGAGACGATTCATGGGGAAGCACTAGCGAAATTGAATTAAAACATAGACTTATTGCAAATAAAAGCCGCGCTCTCCGTATGACC